ATAAATTTAAATGAAGAAGATATTACATCTGGTGCTATTTATAGTGGTGCAAATCTTACAACTTTAGAACCTTCTATTAGTGATGTAGATTTTAACCCTGTTCCTTTAGAGGGTGGTTATTATTTAAAAAATGCTAATAAACTTGTAGCTCAGATGGACTTAGAAAGTTTATCTGATGGTCAACTTTTAACATTGAGATTAAATACTATGCCTAGAAGTGTAGGTCGTTCAAGTTCTTTGCCTGAAAAATTAGGATTGCCTTCTGATATTTCTTTAGATAGTAGAAAAACATCTGGCTTGACACCGTTACCGGGTTTAAGCGATTTATTTGCAACACCTAAAGTTCGTGTGCAATTAAGAAATAGAATTGAAGATGAACTTGATAAAAGAGAATACTCTGGACCAATTCAAATGGCAAAAAGAGAAGACTTTGAAGTTATTCCTGAAACATGGTGGGATAGATATAGAATTGAAAATCCAAGAGGTGTTGTAAATACTAGAGGATTAAGACGTGGTTCAAAATATAATACTCAAGGATAGTTAATGGCATTAACTTCTTTAACAGGTGTAGGCATTCTTAAAGGAAGTCTTCCCACTCTTAAAAATAACTTGACAATCGGTTCAGGCTATGCTGGACGTAAAAAAACTTTAGACGAGTTAGAAAAAGATGAACAGTTTTTAGAAGTCTCTGAAAGGTTTTTACAATCTGTGGGTGAAAACTCTGATGATGTGTTTGAATATTTAAGAGACTCTGATTTTAATTTATACTCTGGTATGAGACGGGCTGCACAAAGTGCTAACTTTACAGATCAACAAAAACAAGATTATAATTATTTAAGAAAAGAATTTGATAATGCTGATTTGGGAAGCATGAAACAATTCTTTGGGTTAGTTAAAGATGCAGCTATTGATATTACCACTGACCCCACTGCTATAACAGCAGCATTACTTACTCCTGTAACAGGCGGAACATCTTTAGCTGCACGACAAGGAGTAGCAACAGCAGGGTTACAAGTAGCTAAAAACTTTGTAGGTCCTACTATTCCTAAAAGTATTATAGCAGGTCAACTTAAAAAAGAAGGCAAAAAAGCTGTTAAAAAAGCAGCACTAGTCACAGGTGCAGAAGTAGGAGCATGGACAGGACTAGACAATCATTTTAGACAAACAACAGAACTAAATACTGGTATTAGAAAACTATATTCTACACCAGAGTTAGCTGGTACTGCTGCATTAGGAACTTTGACAGGTGGATTACTTGGGGGAGCTTTACAAAAAGGTAATCTTTTCTATAGTAAAATGAATAGACTTTATTCAGAAGATGGTTATTTAACACTTGAGCCGGGAAGTTTTCAAGATAAAGTTTCAAAAACTTTAGAAGCTGGAGACATTTTAAAAGCAAATACAATTGGGTCGGCTACATCTATACTAGATACAAAAGCAAAATTTTCTCCTATTACCAGAGAGCTTGGTAATTTAATGCGAGAAGATTTTAGTCGAGGTTTTGGTAGTGTGACTAGAGAACGTGTAGCGTTAGGACACGGTGAACTACTAGAAAATCTTAGAGGTGAATATCATAGCGTGTTTGACGAAGCTACTGCCCCACTTCGTAAAGCTGGTGCATTTAAAGAATCAGACGAATTAGGTGTGATTAGAATTTTAAGAGGAGATAAGCCTGAAAATTACAGCGAAGATGTACAACAAGTTGCAAAAGACTTAAGAGGATTTTTTAATAAAATATTTGATGATGCTATAGAAGCAGGTCTAATAAAAGAAGAAAGAAAACTTCCAAATTATTTTACAAGAAGCTGGGATAGGAAAGCAATTGAAGAAAACAAAGAAGAGTTTTCAGATTTATTAATTAGTCAAAATATTGTTAAAGATAAAGCTGATGCTACTGATCTTATAAATGATATGCTTAATAAAAATAACGAGTTATTTTCTTCACATTCTATTTTATTAACACAAGCAAGGGCATTTCAAGATTTAAACGATAACGCTTTTGAAAAGTTTTTAATTAATGATTTAAACACTGTTGTAACTTATTACATGAATGCTGCTAATGCTATACAGCATAAGAAAAGTTTTTTACTACCGGGTTTTAGTAGACAATCTAACGCAAATCAATTTGCTGCTAGATGGTTAGACCCAATGGATAGAGAGCTAAGAGAAGCTAGAGGAGGAAGAGGATTATCTAGAGGAGATAGAAAAAGAATTACTAAGTTATATGAATCTATAACTGGACAAGTAAATTATTTTGATAGTCAAAGAATCCAAGGTGCTTATGATACAATGAAACTTGCTAACTCATTAGCATATCTACCGTTAGCTACAGTATCATCATTAACAGAAGCAATGATTCCACTAACAAAAACTAGTGGTTCTGTTACTAAACCAGTTCAAGATGCATTAAAGGGAGTAAGAGAAGGACATAAAATTTTTGTACAAGATATTCCTATTTTGTTAAGAAAAAAATATGACATGCCAGATTCACAAATACAAAAAGAAATGAATCAAGTATTTATGGCAATGGATGAATCGTTAGCCGAATCTACCAATCGTTTAACTGGTGAAGGACTACAAAATGAATGGTTAAAAAAACAAGCACGAGGATTCTTTAGACTTAATTTACTTACTCCTTGGACCAAATCTGTTCAGTTAGCTTCATTTAATATTGGTAAAGGTTTGATAAAAGAAAACTTAGAAAAACTAAATAAGCTTTCTAAAGAAGGTATCGATATATTTAATGAGACAGCAACCAAAGAATTAAGTAGAAAAGAAATACGTAATATTCAGCTATTAAAAAGTGAAGTATTTGATCTGGGAATAGATATAAAAGATGGATTAAGGTGGTTGAATAGTGGAGCTAAGACAGGGTTTGGAGCTGAAAGAAAAGATGGTGTTTTAACTGGTCAAATTAAATATGAAGACGACTTTTATAAATCAGTCATTCAAGGGGCAGGTCGATTTGTAAACGAAGTAATCATGCCTGTAGGTAGAGATAGAGCAAGGATTCCTATCTTTATGACAAATCCAAAGGTAGATATTTTAACACAGTTTTTAAGATATCCTGCTGTCTTTAGTAATACAGTTTTAAAAAATTATATTCGATCAACAGTTATTAATCCTAAAGTTAATGGAGCAAAGTTAGGAGCTTTTGCCTTAATGGCTACCAGTTTAGCATTAGGCACAAACTACTGGAGGTCTAATAAAGATAACAGAGATAGAATATTAGAAGAAGGTTTTGAAGATGAAGATTTTATAAAAGCTTTTCAAAGAGTTGGACTGTTTGGTCCACTTGAATATGGTTTACGTTTTAAAAATTCAATTCAATACACAAAAAATCCTTACGTTTCAGTTTTAAGCTTGGGAGGACCAACAGTAACTGATACTCTTGGTTTAATTTTAGGGCGAAAAGGATTAGTTGAAACAGCAGCAAGTAAAACTCCATTTATAGGAACTAAAGGTCTTATGGATAAATATATTGGGGCTAATCCTTATGATGATTTAAATATCTTTGCAAAAGAAATAGATAAAGAAGCTGCATATGCTCTAGGTATTAAAGATAGACCAAAAGATAGAAGATATACTCGGAACTATACTGACTTTTATAGAAGTAATTATACAACTGGTGGAGAAGTTCAAGACAAATACCCTGTACCGTTTGTAAAGAAAGACCCAAAAGACAGGGAAAGCGATGATTTGGGTGGCATGAGTTATGCCGAACAAATGGATAGGTTAGGTTTTGAAAAAGGTGGTAGTGCTTTAATACACCCTGAAAATAAAGAATACTTTACAGAGTTTCATAATAATGTAATTTCTCAAGGAAAAGAATTACAAAGTGATGAGGGAACAGTGACTATGAGAATTATAGGAATACAACATGAAGGTAAAGAATATTTAATACCTTCGTATGACCCTGAAACAAAAACAATTTTATCTGATATAGACGCAAAACAAAAATATTTAAAAGATATAGAATCAGGAAAATTAAAAGGTTATGACAGTGTTAAAAGTGCTGAAAAAGATAGGAAAATATTTTACAAACCAATTGTGGAGAAATAAAATGAATCAAACGACACGAGGGCGAAGTCTTAGAGATTTATATGGATAGTTTAGGTTATAAAACTCTAGGAGTTGGTCATCTATGTCAACCCAACGACCCGGAATACAATTGGGAGGTTGGTACACCTGTATCACAAGAAGTGGTTGACATGTATTACGAGGATGATTTTAACAAACATTATAAGGAAGCTATACACGTCTTTGGTAGCGAGAAAGACTTTGAAAACTTACCAGAACCTATTCAAAGAGTGTTAGTTAATATGTGTTTTAATTTAGGTGGTTCAAGACTTTCAAAGTTTCGTAACATGTT